TTGGCCTTAACCGTTATCGAAGCACGGAACGCGAAGCCAGCCGAGCGCGACTATAAGCTGTCTGATTCTGGAGGGCTATATCTGTTCGTCACCACGAAGGGAGCGAAGTCCTGGCGCTATAAATATCGCCAGCCGGGCACCGGCAAAGAGCGGCGGCTGACCTTCGGCCTGTTTCCCGATGTGTCTCTGGCCGAGGCTCGCGATAAGCGCGACGCGGCGCGGGCGCTTGTGCGCGACGGGAAGGATCCGGCGGTCGAGGCGGAGAAGGCGAAGCACGCGGCGATCGCTGCGGCGGGCGCGACCTTCCAGACGGTCGCGGATCAGTGGATCGCCGACGCCTCGCCGCAGTGGTCGCAGGCCCATCATGATCGCGTTCGCTTCCGCATGGAACGCGACGTCTATAAGGAAATCGGCAAGCTCCCGATCGGGGACATCACTGGGCCGATGGTGCTGCGCATTCTGCGGAAGATCGAGGCCCGCGGATCGATCGAAACCGCGAAGCGGGTGAAGGGCTATATCGTGGCGGTGTTCGACCGCGCCGAAGGCGAGCATCTGGTCGACGGCGCGGCGGTGCTGGCGATGACGCGGCTGGGCAAGGCCCTGAAGCCGACGCCCGTCGGGTCGAAACAGCCTTCGCTGACGACCGTGCCTGAGCTGCTGGAATTCCAACTGTCGGTTGAGCGATCGCGCGGCGATCTGACAACGAAGATCCTTTCCCGCCTCGTTGCCCTGACGGTCGTCCGCATCGGCGTGCTGCGGCAGGCGACATGGGACGAGTTCGAGGGGATCGATTGGGACGACCCGAACGATCCGGCGCCCGATGCGATTTGGCGAATTTCGGCCAGCCGGATGAAGCTGGAGGTCGAAGATAAGGGGAATGAGGCGTTCGGGCACGAAGTGCCGCTGCCGCGCCAGGCGGTCGCCCTGCTGCGCGTGCTGCGGATCCTGACTGGCCGCTATACCCTTCTGTTCCCCAGCGGCCGGAAAACGAGCGTGCCGCTGAGCGATGCCGCGCTGTCCGGCCTCTACAAGAAGATGAGGGGCGGGGCATACAAGGGCCGGATGGTCCCCCACGGCTGGCGCTCCGCATTCTCGACCATCATGAACGAGCGGGCAGCAGAGCTGGAGGCCGACAGCCACCGCATGCTGATCGACATGATGCTGTCACATGTGCCCAAGGGCATGTCGGCATCGGAGTGGGCATACAATCGCGCCCGTTATCTGAAGCCGCGCCGCGAGCTGGGGCAAGCGTGGGCGGACATCATCACCGACGGACTGCCCAATCCATCTGCGCCGGAATGAGAAATGCCCACCCCGTGAAGGGTGGGCATTTTTTCGTCAGTCACGCTCGGGATGCTTAATCCGCTCGCGCTCGGTGGTGCTGGGGTTGCGCTTGGCGAAGTCTTCGGTCACGAAGCGACCGCTGTTCGAGCTCCGGTGCGAAACCTGAGTGGGAACCTTCTTGTTAGCCATAATTTTATCAATCCAGGAGGCTCAGGCGAAATTGCGTGAGCGTCCTGTTCGATCGCAGGCCCACAATCCTACTCTCAAACGCTCAGGTACCATCGGCAATTTCCTTAGGCCTAGGCTTCGGAGGAATGTGAGCAGTCGATGCAATAGCCGGTAGCGGTGGTATGTTCAGCCCAGCTTCCGCGAAGAGGTGCGCTACCAGACCGCGAAAATACGGGTAAGCCGCGAAAGCACCGACATTTTTGCAAAAACCCTGAGCGGCCGGTTCCGGCGAATTGCCAGGCACACTGTAGACTACCACATAGTCGGCGGTGCATTGCATCGCACGGCTGCGCCCAATCTTAGCCGTGACGTGATATTCGAATACCGCCATGACGCAGTCGCTTTCAGGCGCAAACTGACAGGATTTCACCTTGCGGCCGTAGGAAAGCTTCCAATCACCCTGTTGATCAAGATGCTCAGGGTTCACGTCGAACTTCGAGCCGATCATGCAAATCTTTTCCAAGCGAGCGGCCGTCGCAACGGCGTTATATTCGGCTCCCTTGAAGCCGCCCTGTGCAGGCGGCTTTGCTTCAGACTTTTTAACGATTTCGCCCATCAAGCTGCACTCGCAAATTGCCACGGGTACGATTCGGTGTCGCACTCGTCGTCGTTTGATGCCTCCTCGGCCCAAATCGAACGGACCTGGCGCTGTAACTGGGCTGCGTCTCCGGTGCGCGACACGCTCCTGAGGGCGTCGAACGCCCGGCGATGAGTGATGTACGCCTCTTCGCCGAGCGCATGGATCGCGCGCGCAAGAAGCCGCACCGTGAAATTCTTGCAGTCATCAGAGAAGATCTGGGTAATGCGCGCCCGCGACACACCCATTGCCTTGGCGAGGTCGGCACGAGAAATATGCTTCTCGAGCATAAGTTCGTTCAGAAAGATCTGAGCATCAACCACGAAACCTTCTTCGGCGAAGATTGCGCTCTTTTCAGCGGCTGCGTTGCTCATTTACGGCTCCTTTTATTTTGCCTTTCGACGTCAACTTCCTTGGCGTCGATATATTTTCTAGCGCGTTTCAGCAGGTCTTGATCAGCCTTGTCCTGCTTTTTCGAAAAATCGCGCTCAACGATTATGAATGTGCGGTGACCATTCAGCGTAGTCTCATACCCATAAAGCCTGAAAATCCGCGACTTGAAGGCCTGTAGCATCAAATTGCCGCTGCTTCGGCCTTCGTTGGCTTTGAACATCTCGTCTGTCAGGGCGTGCCCTTCGCACCACCGGAGCATTGCCCGCTCAAGCCGGGCCTGCGCTCGAACATCGAGCTTATCATATTCCTTGGCGATTTTCTCGGTACAGATGACGCATTGGCCGGAAGCGGAGTCCACTGCCAAGCATTTACAGCCCAAGGCCCTATGCGAATCGTCATCATCACCTTTCATCTAAGGCCGAGAGTTAAGTTTTCTATTAACAAACGACAAGAGCAAAAACGGAGAGATGCCGCATTCGTTGCATATTATTTCTGAGAATTTTTGCGGATCAGCACAACCCATTGGTGCGGTTGGCTCTAGCCCGTCACAGCGGGCGAGGACGGATGAGCACAATCTACTGATTAAAAGTCAGATGATTATCCTTATTTTTCAACGCCGATTTCGACATGTTACACGTTTTGTTCACGGACGCTAGTCTGCGGCGTTCCGGGCTTTGTCGAAATGGCCAAAGGTCAGTGGCCGGGCTATTCGCCTGCTGACATTTCGTTGCTTGAGCGGATCGACTCTGGTGAAAACCTGCTCCAAAAGCGCCGCACAGAATCGAGGGTGACGAAGCGTCATGACACCGGAGCAGAAGGCCGCCGCTAAGCGCCTCAATGAGCAATTCAAGGCGGGATCGTCGTTCCTGTACAATGCGTCCCTGACCTCATTTGTTGCTGGCTTCGGCCTATGGTATACTCCCGGAGGCGACACATATTGGATGTTGGCTGGCGCACTCGCTGGGATAACATTTGGTGGATTTGCAATCGCGCTGCTTCAGGAATTGAGGCCAGAGGAATGAGCTTGGACCCGTCAGTTTTCCAGATTGCCTTGCCTGCTATCGCGGCTTTGATTGGCGGCAGCGCCTTGCTGTTGGCTAAGCGCGCCGGCAGGCGGCTGGACGACAGTCTTTCCGACGACTCTGTAAAACCTCCTATCAACACCGGGAAGCGTCCCGCGAAAAAGTTTCTTTCGGTGCCTGGTGGTGGGACGACGGTTGTAACCGAAGATTTAACGATCGACTTGGCTTCTCCCCTCGTTATCCGTTCGGAAATTGGGATAGGAAAAAGTCACGTTTTTGCGATCGGGAAGTCTGGCCCAGCACCTGTCAAAGGGCCGCGAGGCCGCTATCGCACCGCTGGTCGATCCTCCAAAACCGGCGCTCCAGCGAAAGGCTGAGTACCCCTGATGCGCGAGAGGCTGCTTCAGGTCGAGATGTTCGTCGTCGGCGGGTTGATGGTAATCAGCCTGGGGATGGGGCTTCTGTCCGCTGCCCGTTGGATAATCTCGAAACTATAGTCGGGCGGGGAATATATCACAGAACTCGTCGCGCGGCGGCCGGGGCGGATCGCGCCTTTCAGGCTTCGGCCGGGGCGGGGGCAGGGCAGGGGTGCTGCCGTCCAACGTGATACGAGCGACCGCGCCGAAGGTCTCCGCGCACTGGAATATTGCCCGCGCCACCGCGATCTGGCCAGCGACCCTTTCGGCAGCCTCCGGGAAGACATAGCCGATCTGAACCCCGCGTGCCGAATAGACCCCGACCACCCGCCTGCCGCCGCGTGTTCCGCGCTCCCGGCGCAATTCCAGCCGCTCACCCGGCTGGCATCTGGCTATCTCCTCACGGCGCGCGGCGGCGCGAGCGGTGGCCCGTTCGATGCCAATCACGGCCAAGGACGATTCGTTCTGGAACATTTAGAGAACATAAGATGCGGGAAGGCTGCCTGCAACTCTGCGAACGACCACCAGATCAGCTACAAAAAGAAAAGCCACTTATCAAATTCCGCTTGCACAGGAATGATAAGTGGCTTATCTATTGTCTTGTCAGACGGCGACACCAACCCGGTAAGCCCGCTGACAGACCCGAAAGGAAAGAGATGTCAGTCTCGATCCGGCTTCGGATTTGGAAAGTGAAGATCAGCTTCACAATCGAAATCTAGAAGCCCCCCGCCCCGGTCTAGCCACCGGGGCGGGGATAGGGGTTAGATTATGGGAAGGTGACGGATCATGCAACCCGACGAATTGAAGGTGCTCCGCAAGGTTGCCGGATGGACGCAGGATGAACTGGCCGAGGCAATCGGCGTTTCGCGTGTGCTGATCGGGCAGATGGAACGGGGGCAGGCGCCCATCGAGCGCCGCACCGAACTGGCGGTCCGCTACGTTGTCGATCAGGCGAAGCTGTTCGCGCAGGGCGTAGCCATCAATCCCTAAAGGCAGGCTTCAGGCCGCGCGCAGATTGCCGGCGCTGGTGCAGATCACCAGCCAATCGTCGCCGGCAACTTGGTCCCGAAATCATTGGCCGCCTGCATTTGCAGGTTCATCACTGGGTGCGTGCCATCGCGCGATGGAACGGTCGTGACCGTCACACCGACCGACTGCGCCTTGCTGGGGGCAGCGGTCAGGGTGATCGCCCAAGTGCCGTTCCCGTTATCGGTGCGGCTCATGACGTATCCAGCGACATTCTCGCCCGCCGCCCCGCCCGCGAAATTCAGGGATAAATTTGACCATAGAGGCGGCGGTGTGGTGCAGGTGACGTTGAAGGGCGCCCCGCTTCCAGCCGTGATCGCGCTGGCGAGCGTGCCGGAGAACTGCGCTTGCCCCATGATCGTCATCGGCCATTTCGATGTCTGACCGGGGACGTCATCGACCGCGCCGAGAGCGGTATGGAAGTCATACACCGCATCGGCCAGCGAAGAGGGGAGGGGCGTCCCTTCATATGGACCAAGGCGCATGAGGTTGATCTGCGCCCCGTAGCGGGCATAAGTCTCAAGCCCCCAGCGATCGTCGTTATTTGCAGACGACTGATTGGCAATCGAGTTCCAAAGATCGGTGGAGCCCTCGCGGATACTCAAGGTGCATTGGACGATGCGGACGCCGGGCTTTCCGTTGGCGCGCAGGAACGCGGTGTGATTGGTCAGCAGCGTCTTGAGCGAATTGCTGTTGGTGTCCCAGCCGATGTTGCTGACATCGTTATTGCCATGGTTCGTGAGGATCGTATCGCCCAGCGGGAGCCAGCGCTTGCGGATGCCCATAGCGTTGAAGTTGAGGATATAGCCTATGTTCGTTCCGGGGACCGACAGGTCGTAGAAGCTATAGCCGCCTGCATTCAGCGCGCGTTTGGCGAATGCCAGCGCACCATCGGCGTCCCCATAGTCCGCGTTTTCGGAAATGATGCTGTCGCCATGGACAACGACGGTCTTGGTCCCCGCCGCTGCGGTGATGTGGACAAGGTTCGGCCCCATAAGCGACGAGGTGGATTGAGAGACGCCCTGACCACCCGTCCAGTTGGTTGAGTTGACGAGCGTGGGCTGGGTCGACGACGCGCCCAACGCATCGCCAAGGTCGGGGCGACCGAGGCACATGATGGGCCGGGCAGCGCCGACGGCGCGAATATCCTCGACCTGGAACAGAAAGGCTTCCCCCGCCGTGAAGCTGACGCCTGCGAGCGGGTCGGACTTGATGACATAGTTGGACGGGACGAAAATGGTAAATCCATCGCCCGAAACAGTACCGCCAGCCGCAACGAATGCGGCATCCGCCAGCATCCCAAACCAAGTGATCGGGTATGGTGTGCCACCTGCATTCAATCCTGTGCTGGTCGGGTTCTTGACCAAGCACCATCGCTGAGTTGCTGCTGCCGTCGCGGTCTCCGGCGAAGCATTCGGATAGGCGCTGACACCACCGTTATTGACGTAGCCGTTATAAAATTCGAAATGCAGGGCGGTCCCAGCGATATTCGTTTTATGGCGCGTCCGGTGCGTGATTCCGTTCGATGCTGCGGTCGTGGCAACGCGCGTGCTGATGCGTGCGCGAACGGATGCGGAGGCAATTACAGGCGCCACCGCCGCTCCAGACTTGAGCGTTGCCCCCGACTTGAGGCTGATCAGTGCGCCCCTCATGCCGCTGCCAGCCCGCCGAACAGCGACCACGTGTCGGTGTCGGTCTTCCGAAGGTTCACCAGGCTGTACTGCGCGCCGATCGCCGCCGCCGTGCTGGCGGGACGATTAACCGTCACACCCGCCTCGGCCCCGATCGTCACTGCGCCCGTTCCATCGCGCGCTACGGTCAGAATCGTACCGAAGGGAAACGGCGCCTTGGCATTCGTCGGAACGGTATAGACCGCCGCGCCCGCGCCGGTGAAGCGGGTCACCTTTTCGATGTCAGCCAGTTCGGGGATATAGGCCGCGCCCGCCTGCAAATTGCCGGGCAGGCGCTGGTCGCGAAAGGCGAGTGCCGTGTCCAGGCCGGGCACGTTCGGATTGATGCTGTCGATTGCCATGAGTCAGTTTCCTTCGTTCTGCGTCGCGCGGGCGGGCGCGGTGGATGGTTTGGGGACAGCAATGACGTTCGCCTGGTCCGCAGCCCATTGGCGCAGCGAGACGAGGTTCCACGCCTGCCGTTCCGCTATTGCGAGCTTGGCAAGAAGTCCGTCACAACTTCCCCCTCCATAAGCTCGGCAGGTGGCTTCGCTGGCGATGGACATTTGAGCTGCGTCGGAACTGCGGAGATCGGTGCGGGCGGCAAGCGCTGTCCGCACGCGCTCATAGCGAGCATCAACATCGGCAAGGCGAGCCTGATAATCATTCACGGTCCTTTCGGTGATTGCGGCCTGATCGGCCTGCACGCGCTTCACGTTGGCGGCGGCTTGCCGCTGAGCTTCGGCGGTGGCGGCGCGGGCATTGGCGACGGTCTGCTGGTGCGCCTGCTGTTCAGCAGCGAGGCCGGTCCGGGCGGTATCGCGTTCGGCGGTGCGCACCTCGACCTTCATGGCGAGCAGGGCGACGATGACAACTAGGGCAGCGATCAGCCCCTCGCGCCACCAGCGGGCGGCGGCCGCCGTCATGCCTCATTCCTCGACACCGGAGCGCCGTTGGCGGACAGATGCACCGGCCTGCCCAGCACCGGCACACCGCGCGGCCAGCGCCGGGCGATGCACCGGCCCTTTGCAAGTCGCATGATGCTGACCGTGTCGCCCTGATTGCCGCCCAGCACATGGTAGTGCGTGGCATCCTCCCCGACATAGAAGGCGACATGGCCGCCGCCCTCCCGATCGAAGACAAGGATAGCGCCGGGCGCCAGCACCGCTGCCCCAAGGTTCGCGCCCCATTCGGCCCACGCCTTGGCGCGCACTGCCACCTTCATGTCTGACAGATCGATGCCCGCCGTCTTCAGGCAGTGCGCCACCAGAAGACCACACCAAGGAACGCTGTCTGCATTGTAGACGATGCCGAGGATTTTGAGGCCCAGCAGCTTTGCCCAGCCGAGGATGGTCGGATTGTTCGCCGCCCCGGCCGCTTCGCGCGTGCCGAGCAGTTTCCGCGCGGCGATCAGCCACGCAGGGTCGGTCGTACCCATTTCAATCTCCCATGAAAAAGGGCGCCCGGGGCGCCCTGAAAATCGGTTGGTATTTGTGCGGATAGGCAAGTCAGCCGGGCGGACCTATTCAGGGTCAACCTCGCTCCGGACTTCCCCCCTTTTTCCTGTTCGGAGCGGGGACCAATCAGGCAGATCAGCCAAGCGGCGGCTGTTGCTTCGTGGGCACCTTCGAGATTTCGGCCATCTTCGCGGCGGTCGATGGCGCGTTGACGCCTTCCTCTCTCAGGTTGCGCGCCGACTGCTCGATCCCCGCCACCTGGCGAGCGCGCCCGGTCACATGCTCGTCAAGCTCCTGCTCGACCCGCTTCAGGAATTTGATGCGCACCATGCGGATCAGCGGCTCCGACTGGATGCCGATCATCGCCGCGATCGTCGCCGCGCCCGCCGGGTTCAGGTTGAGCCATTCGACCAGCCAGCGCGACAGCAGCACGACCAGTCCCATCAGCAGCAGGTCTGCGACGATCATGCGCCCCGTCACCTTGCGGCCTTCGCTGATCACCAACCCATATTTTGCCCCCGTACCGATCATCCACCCGCCTACCAGCGGACCGTATTTGGCGATCAGCCCCTCAATTCCCGAACCCATCGCCATTCCTTTGCTTGCGGATGCCATATGCAGACCGCTGATCCCGATTTTGCTCATGCCGCCGCTCCCGGTTGAATGGCCGGCCAATCCCGAAACACGTTGACGGCCGGCACCTTCTGCGCGGCGCCCGCGATGGTGTGGATCATGAGGCCTCCTGTACCTGCTGCGAAGGCGACGCGCCCGGGGCGGCGAACGATCATACCGGCCACGTCACCGCGTCCATGATCGCGTCGATGTCATCCAGGCCGGGGGCATCTTCCAGCGCCTTTTTGGTGTCCAGCCGCACCTTGTCCACCAGCCGATCCAACACCTCCCAGTCGTCAGATATAGCGAGGATCGCCGCAGCAGCTTCTTCCGGAGCGATGCCGAGCCGCGCTGCCTCATCGGTGATGCGCTCTTTCTGCGGGCCGTCCGGCATGTCGCCAGCGAGGAAAGCGCGCGCAGCCTCCGCCTTGCGGAGATACGTCATCGCCTGTCCGGAACCCGGCGTGATGACCCGGTTCCGACATGCTTCGGCGTCGGCGTCGATCTGCGCCTTCTTGGCGAGGCGCAACGCCGCCATGTCCACGGCCTCCAGTGTCAGCGTGTTCGAGCGGTGCGGGCCGGTGAGGCGAATGGCAATCAGCCCCGCCGATCCGCCCGACAGGATCAACTCGCCATCGCTTACCGCCTGCGCTTCATCGCCGATGCACACGGTGCAATGCGTCGGAAGCCCGCCGACGACCGCCTCTTCCGTCCCACCTGCGACAATTCGCTCTTTGTCGATGGTCAGTTCAACGCTCTCGCGCTCATGCACCTCGCCAGCTTCGTCCATCCAATAGGTGTCGGGCAGGGCGTCGGGCACAATGGCATAGCGAGCGCCGTCCGCGTCGAGCATCGCGACATATTCGTCCATCCACGGCCATGGCGCGGCGTGACTTCCGATCCCGTCCGGCCCGAAGACGATGATCGACTGACCAACATATTGTGTCATTTATGCCTGACCTCTCACATTGAATATGGTGACGCGGATGTAATCGATCTGCGCGCTCGCTGCGGCGGAAGTGGTGGTCCAGTAGAAGGAATAGGTCTTGACGCTGACGCCCAGCGCTATGCCGATCAGGTCCACGTTCAAGCCCTGACGCCATTGACCAGCCGCATAGACCTGTAGCTGGGCGCAAGGGACGTAAGGCAGCTCCGGGTACGGGTAGGAGACGAATTTAAAGATATTGAAGGGATCGAACGACGCAGGCCGGGCATGGATCGCGCTGTGCCAGACCTGCATGACGCGGTTCGTGTCCAGCAGCAATTGCGAGGGCGTCGCGCTGGAGACTGCGATGCCCGGCTTGGAAATTTTAAGGCCTGTGGCGTCCATGCGGAGACGGTCCACCATCACACATTCTCCGTAAACAGGTGAACATGGGCATAGGCGACTTGCCCGGATGGCAGGGCGAAAGCGCTGCCGAACCCCACCACCGATGAGGTCGCCCAAACGTTATAGTCGCCGTGCGGCGAGTAGGTCGGGGCCGGGTTCCCTGACGGCTGCCACTGGAGGCCGTAGATCAGCAGCGGGACGACGCCCAGCCCATGGTTGAGGGTAGTGCTGACGCGGGACGATCCATTGCCTGTAATCTGGAGCGTGTAGAAGGCCCGCTCGCGGTAGAGGGCGTTGGCAGCGCTATCGAAAAGAAGATCGGACGGGGCGGCTGTGTTGACGTCAAATCCCGGCTTGGAAATCCTCAGCACGCCAGATGCGGTGAGTTTGCACCTATCCATTACGAACCCCCTGGCACGCGCAGGATCGCATAGTGCGCTGCCCAATTGGCGAGGCCGAACCTGTCGATCCAGATGGAAGAAGGGGTGATGATCGCGCTCGGCCCGTAGCCACGCGTAATGGTGACCGTCCCGCCGCTGCTGGGATTGTAGGCGTAGTAGGCGCTGGAGGACATCTGGAAGTAGTAATAAATGCCGTTGGCGGTGTCGTAATAGCCGACGATCGCCTGCGGCACATAGGCCAGCGCCGGAAAGGATACTGTCGTGCCGCCCGCCGGTATTCCGGTGATGATGCCCCGCGCATGGACCAGCGCGCCATGGGGCAGCATAGACGAGAAACTCAGGTCCGCGTCGCCTGCTGTGAAAGCGTCCACTGCCGGAGGAGATGTAAACAGCCCGTAGTCCCCGTTGGCGCGCCGCCCGTACACCAGCCTGCGCATATCAGAGGCCGTCGTTCACGATGAGCGCGCCATTGGTCCACGTCAGTGATGGCCCGCCGCCCGATTTGGTCACGCTCATGGCGTCCGCCTCGACGTCGAATGTCGATGTCGAGGCATTGCCGTCCAGCCTGACGCGCCCTACGATCTTGCCAGCGACGTTCAGCGCTACGCCCCATTGGGCGACAACGCCGTCGACGCTTCGCTGAATGACCTCGACCGATGCGCGATCCCCTGATGGCACATATGCAGATGGGCCAACATAGGCGGACGTCACCTCCCGGAGCATCGGGCGAGTGATCCACATCCAACTGTCGCCCTGCCCCGCATAGGTGCCGCCTTTGTAGGCCACGGGGACCGCGAAGGCCGCGTTCGCAGGCGCTTTCCCCTTCACATAACGATTTGTCCATGCGTTGATGTCGGTACCGCCAGTGCCTACCGTCACATATCCCGCGTCGGTGGCGGATATGAAGCCATTCGCCGCCGTGTACCATTCGATCTTGATGCCACAATTGGCGCGGTGCGCGGCTTGGAACAGTTCAAACGAGTACCATTTGTTGCCCTGCACGGGGATGCGCTGGGTGTGCAACTGGCCCCAATCCCCGGTGTTGCCGTTCACCTGATGAATGGAGAAGTTATGCTCGCCTTGGTTCGCCCCAAAGTTGCCGCCGGGCCTCCATCCATCGCCCGCGCCATCACGGGACACATCGTCGCCGTTGCTGTACGATCCGGGAGCTGGCGAATACCAATCCCAGCCCGCAGGCCAGCCCGGAGCGGCAAAGCTGCTTTGCGGCAGGAGGTTGCCTGATCCCGTTGTGACGTTCTGCTGCAACAATGCGACGTTGCCCAGGGCCGTCGTCATGCTCGACTGGAGGACGCCGACCCGCCCGCCCGGCGTCATGACTTCGGTGTTCAGTTCGGAAAGCTGGGCGTTCATGCCCGCCATGACAGTATAGGCCTGCCGCAGCGAGGCGTCGCCCGAATAGGCGGTGGAGATGCTCCCGGCCTCCAGCTTCACGAGGCGCAGGTCAAGCTCGCCCACTGTGCCGCTGGTCTTGTTGTAGTAAAACAGGACGCGGAGCTTGACGGTGTTGCCGGGCGCACTGACGGTGAATTTGCTCGCGGCGCGGTTGATGAGACCCGTATCGAACCCAAACGTCCCTACGGCCCGCGCAGGGGCATCTGCGTAGCCGATCAGCGCGTCGCTCGCGTCGAGCCACTGTATCTGCGCGACGAAGCTGCCCGTGCCCCCGGAGATGGAGAATGCGGCGTCGTAGGTGAGTGTGTAGGTGCCTCCCCCGGCTACTGCGGCGTCCGTGTAGAGATACACCACTCCGCCGTTAGCGATGGCCGCTTGGTTGTAGGCGTATGTCCCCCACAGGTTGTTGGTGGCGACGTGCCAAGCGCCTGAATTGGAGTACCAGCCCGCAGCGGCCGGGCCGATGCCGTTCTCGAAGCTGCCGTTGGCGATCAGGTTCGGGTTGCCCTGCGCCTGCAAAGTGTTCGTCAGCGTGGCGAGGCTGCCCGTCAGCGCCGTTGTCGCGTTCAGCGCCTGCTGGACACGCCCTCCCGGCGTGTTGACCTCGGTATTAAGGCCAGCGATCAGCCCCGAGTTGGATACGCCGGTCTGGTATGCGGTGTAGGACGACGCCTCCGAGGAGAAGGCGGTGGCCTTGTCGCCGAGCTCCAGCTTCATGCGCCGGACGGCAGCCACGATCAGCCCGGTGACGGAGGCGACGACGAAGCGGCACCGAACCTTGGTCGCCCCTGACGGGGCGGTGGCCGTGCACTTGTACGTCTTGCGGTTGGCGTCGGTGACGGAGAAGTCGGTGTTGCGCGGGAAGGCGGTGGCTGGTGCATCTAGTAGCACCGTGCCTGCATCATTGATGAACACCAGGTTGACGCAGGCGTAGCCCTCACTCGCGAACAGGGCCATGTCCGCCGCGAGCGTGTAGGTGTTGCCCGCCGTGACGTTCGCCGTCTTCGACAAGACGAACGTGCCGTCCGCAAGGGAGTTGCGGTAGGCGTAGGTGCCCCAGTTTTTATCGCGGGTGACGCCCCAGACGCCATCGCCCGTGTCCCAACCCTGGAAGTTGCCCTCGAAGTCCCCACCGTCGAGCAGGTTTGGGCTAGCCGCCGACGAAATCCCGACAATCTCTTCGCTCAGGTCGATGATGCTGGCGTTGATCGTGTCGATTTCGGTGTTGATGGCGGCAAGGTCGGTATCGACCTGCGTCTGGACGGCAGCGATGGTCACTTCGGCGGCGGCGAGATCGGTTCCAAGTTGGCCGATGATGTCGACCTGTTCGGCAAGCTGGCCCTCAATGACCGTGACTTTGCCCAGCCCGGTGGTCACGTTGGCGAAGATCGTCTGATTGCCGTCGATGGTGCCGACCCGGTAGCCGATCCGCACGTCATAGGCGGTTTCGGATTCCAGCGGCGCGATGACATGGCTGACCGGAGCGATGGCCGAGAGGATGGCGCTATTGCTCCATTCCGTGTCCGCAGACCGCTTATAGTCGATGACGATCGCGTCTGCCGATGGCATTTCGCTTTCACCCGTCACCAGCAGGGCCGGGAAGCCTTCGCCGGATGTCGTGCCTGCGACGCTCCAGCTCAATGCTTCAGGCGCGGCGGGGATGAGATCAGGCGCCGTCAGCGCGAACGGCGTCGGCGGCGTGGTGGACTGGCCGAGAGCATAGGCGTGCTTCGAGAACGTCTCCGTCTCGCCGGCGAACGCCACCTTGCCCGTGGATGGATCGGGCGCGCGGCGGGTGATCAGCACCGGCTGATTTACCAGCCCCTCTTCCGGCACATTGAGCAGGACCACGTCGCCGGTTTTCAGCCCGATCCATTCCGGTCCGGTCGTCCATGTGAACGGCCCGGCTTCGCGACTGTTGACGATGGCATAGGCGGCCAGTTGTCCAGGCTGCCTGGGTTCCTCGCCACTGAATACCTGCACCAGGGGGAAATCGATTTCCTTGGTCCGCTGGCCGCCGTCTGTAGCCACATAGGCAGGCTCCGACACCTCCGTGCCGGAAATGACTGCCCAATCGCTATCCTCATCGACATATCGTGGAATGACCGTGTTGAACCGGTCGCGGCGGCTTTTCGTCGTGGGCAGGCTCAGGCCGTCGTGCAGATGCCTGCTCTCGATCGTCGCCACCGCCGTGCGCGGCGTGTTGACGATGCAGCCAACCATTGCACCGGTGCGCGTCGGCCGAGCGCCGCCGGCCTGAAGGATCCGCTTGAAGCTGTCCCACTTGCTGTCTGTCGTCCACTCGACGCCGCCCACCTTCCAGCCGTTCGCATCGCAGACGTTCGCGCATTCCACGAAATCAGCGACCCGGATGTTCGCCACCGGGGCGCCAATTCCGCAAACCCGCTTGCCATTCTGCCAGCGGCCGAGCGCCCACGTCAGAGCGTGAAGGCCCGGATTGTCCGACCATTCATAGGTCGCCTCGTTGAGCGCCCTGTGCGAGCCAGATCCGCCGGGATAGGTGCTGTCCTTGCGCGGGTCGTAAACCTTGACCCACTCGCCTATCCAGGCTGGTTCGGGAGGACCAGCGCCGTACAGCTTGCCCTTGGTGTCGAACCGCATCGCCCACTGAGCATGAGCGATACCGCTGAGCTTGTGATTGGCGGTCCAGCCCGGGAATTGCTTCCCGCCGAAGGTCATCGTCAGCGCGGGGCCGGTCGATGGCCCCAGCGATACCTTCTGCGCCATATAGTCGTCAAATCGCCCAATGGCATTCCCATTGGAGGCGAACGTCACCACCTCATTGTCGGCGGTGAACCGCTCTATGCCCTGAATAGGCCCGGCAATCGAAAGCATCGCGACGAAGGCCAGAATGTCGTCCTTCGACTGCTGCTTGAAGCCGTCATATGTCCGGGCATAGATGCGCAGGCCCGACATGCGCGTGCGCCCCATCGCATAGGGAAGACCGCTCTGCGGGTTCGTGGTGAAGCTGGTCGCGCTACCCTGGGCGGATACGCCGGGCGCGGTGGCAGCGGCGGCCATCGACAGCGCGCCAGCGGCGAGTGAGCCATAGGTACCGATAGCGGTCAGCGTGGCGGCGGAAACGCCCGCTATGCCGCCTGCGCTCGCCGCCGTGGTGGCCGTGGCAGCGGCAGCAGGGGCGGCGAGACCGGCCGTAGCAGCGATGATCGCGACGGCGCCGACAACCAGCGCGGCCTTGCGGAGGAAGCCGGACATTACAGGACGCTCCAGGCGGCGGAGGGGGTCAGGTCGACGGTAACTAGGCCGCTTTCCAGATAATCCTCATGGAAACCGAGCACATGCCCGTTGCCCGCGTAAATCCCGATGGCATCCAGACCCGCATGCCCTTCGGCCGCGACCAGATCGCCCAGCAGCATCCGCGAGTAAGGGATCCGGGTCAGGCCGATGCCGTCGAGCAGCAGGGGGAGGCTGTCATAACCCATGCGCGTGATCGCGCGCCGGGCGCCCAGCGCCGTGCTGTACGCGCCCGCCTTGCTGATCTTCACGGGGTGACCCAGCTTCTTCAGGTGATACGCGGCGACCTTTGCGCAATCGACCTTACCCCATTGGAAGGGCCGATCCCGGTAGCGGGACATGGTCGCCTCGATCGCGGCGTGGCGGCGTTCCAGAGGCGTCATCATGCGCCAAAGGCCGATATGATGGACCGGGAATTGGCCAATGCTGCCGCAAGCCCGGTTTTCTGGTTGCTGCCCTGCGGCGGTTTCGCACCCCAATAGAGATTGACGTCGGTCCCCGTCATGAATTCCAGGCCGAGTTCCCCCGGATTGATCGACTGGTGCCAGCCGTTGCTGGCGCGCTGACCCTCTTCAACCTCGAACATGCGCTCGAACACGCTGACGACGGAATATTCGACCTTGCGAGCGCCGCTCCCGTCGATGCTGATCGTGGGGACATCGATTTCGCCGAGGAACAGGACTTCGGGCGCGCCAATGGCGACACCGGACATAGGATCGACGGCACCAGCCATGATCTTGACCGGGCTGCCCTGCATAGCGGCGTTTACCAGCACCGCCGTGGCGCTGATATCGGGCGGGAAGAGGCTGATCGTCACCTCGGGCGCGCTGTCGTCAATCTCTTCGCTGATCTCCGAGATATCGGCGAGCGTTCCGAAGGTGGCGTCGATGCCCGTGTGCAGTTCGCCGCTGACGACGACGTTCGCCGATCCGTCGACCAGGCGGATCGTGTGATCGGGCAGGTCGATGCGCACGGCGCCGAAGAGGAAGACGCCGGATAGCGCCAGCGCATTTTTCAGGGCGGTATCCATCAGGCGGCCTCCGCCACGGTGAAGGTGAAGCTGGCGAGGCGTTCGACGGCGATCTCCCAGGACATTTCGTCACCGGGGTTCACAATTCCCTCGATCTTCGGATCGAGCTCGACGACGTCGTTGATCGACAGGGTTGTGCGCAGCATCGGCCAGACGACAGCGCTCAGCGTGCCATCGGAGGCGGCGACGCCGTCGGCGGCGAAGATGTGGATGTAGCGCCGGCCGCCATGGATGAAGGCGAAGAACTGGCCTTCGTGCACGGTCGCGCCGGGGGTGAATCCCTTCATGGCGACGCCCATGCCGCTGGTGACGGCGGCCGCGACCAGCGGAGCGCCGGGCGTGCCGATGTCGAAGTCGGGCTGGGGCCATTCGATGCGGAGGCGATCGTCCATCGCGCGCAGCAGGCGCGACTGCACGGTGAGCGCCTTGTCGCGCGTGGGCATTGGGGGGAGGGTGACGCGCAGGCCGAAGCGGGTGCCCAGCCGGTTGATGAGCTGATCCGGGCCGCCCAGGAAGGGGGTCAGGACGCCGCGGAAAGAGCGCACGTAGGGGACGGCGCCGTTCGGCACCGCCCAGTCAGGCATCGATATAATTGTCATTTACCGTCCCGGTATCCGGCGGCGACCGCGCTGGGCGATCCCATCCTGAGCCAAAGCACTGCCGCCCATGGCGCCGCGCACCGCCGCGCCGTCGGCCATCGCGTTCATCTGGGCGAGCAGGTCGGCCGTCATCACCGCGCCGCGCAGATCGAAGCTCAGGACGCGTCCGCCCCCATTGTCATTGCCGGGCTTGCGAATATCGACGATCTCGCCCCGGTTCGCGCGGAATTGCACAAGCTGCTGGTCTCCCACCGACGAAGACCCGCCGACCTTGAAACTGCCGCCGGTCGCAAAGCCCGTCAGATTTCGCGCGGAGATGCCCGAAGCGAGGCTCGATACATTCGCGCTGGCGGTGGAAAGGGAGCCTGCAAGAGGGTTGCCCCCTCCGAATACACCGCCCAGCACGCTGGACAGCCCGCCGACAATCGCCTTCTGAAGCTGGATGCGGATCAGGTCAGCGATGATCTGCTGCGTAACCTGCTTGAAGACGTCGCCTAGCGAGCGTGCGCCGCTGGCGGCATCGGCCAAGCCGTTTATCAGCCCGTCGAGGCCGTTGACCTGAACCTGTTCCAATGCCTCTCGCGCTTCGGCAGCCGATTTGGGCAGTTGATCCAGATAGGATTCAAGCGGCCCTTGCGTTTGGCGCATCGCCTGAGACGTGGCACCCGCCTGTAACTGGGGCAGGGCGAGTAAGCGGGCGCGGGCGCGCAGCGCCGTTTCCATGTCGGTCGATGCGGCCTCAATCTCCAGCGTGCGACGCTCGACATCAAATTGCGCATCAAGGATCCGCAGCTCGACGGCGCGGCGATCCTGTGCCGTACGAGCCGCCGCTGCGGACAATTGCAGCAGTTCGACGGCCAGATCGGCCCGATCGCGCTCCCGCTGGATCGTCCGCTGGTTGATCTCTTCCTGAGCGCGCTGCTGGGCGAGGCGTTTGCGCGCCGCGGCATTCTCATCGTTCAGATTGATCAACTGCTGCTTTTTCGCGGCGTCGATCTGGTCGTTGTCGTTGATGGAGCGCTCGCGCACCTGCCGCTCGACCTCGATCTGCTTGAGGTCGGCATCACGGCGGGCTTCGACGGTCCCGCTCAGATCGGCCAGGGCCGTTGCCAGATCCGATTGTTCGCGAGCAAGGTCGTCAGTGAACCGTCGCAGCGCGTCCGCGGCGCGCTCCGCCTCTTTCTGCGCACGCTTGCGAAGCGTTTCTTCCGACGGGCCGCTGCCCTTCTTCTTTGAGCCGCTGCTGGCGGCGGCGGGTTTATAGCCTTCGCCCTTCCGGTTGCCCAGGATGTCATATCCGGACGTCATCGCATCGAAGCGACGCTGGTCAGCCTGACCGGAAAGACGGCGCTGCTCCTGCTGCTGCCGGGCGTCATAGTCCTTCAGCAGATGGCTGTCGTACTTACCGCCCGCACCGAAGAAATTTGCGACGCTCGGCCCGATGTTCAGCAGGCGATCGGCGTCCTTCAAGGTGGAGCGGATCGTTTGCTGGAGATCGAACGCGCCGCCGCCCAACTGCTCAAAAACGGATAGCCCAGCCTCCAGCAGCGGATCGAAGGCGTTCGCCAGACCGGCAAGCGTGCTCCTGACGCTGATGCCCATCTCTTCGGCCGCCTTGGCCAGATTGGCGAAGCCGTCCGCGCCGGTGCCGACGAAATCAGACAGCGCTTGGGAAAATTCGCCGCCCTGGTCGAACGCGCCGAACGTGACGGTCGCGGCGTTGCGGACCTGTTCCATCGCCTCGCCGAAGGTGACGGGCATTTGATTGAACTCGGCGTCGATGGTGCCGGTGAATTTCTTATCGGTGAGCGCACGGAACAGGCGATCAGCGGTCAATTCGCCTTCTTCCGCCATCTTGCGGAGGTTGCCGATCGGCGTGTTGAGGCTGTCAGCCAGCAGGCGGGCGAGCCGGGGCGACGATTCCATGATGCTATTGAATTCGTCGCCGCGCAGCACGCCGGACGCCAGCGCCTGCCCAAATTGGAGCGTGGCGGAGGCGGCTTCGTTCTGATCGGCGCCGCTGATCTTCAGCGTCTTCGAAAACGTCTCTGTGGCCCTAGCCGCTTCGGCCTGAGTGCCACCCAGCTCGCGGGTCGCACGCATGAAATTGCCGTAAAGTGTGCCCGTCTCGGTCAAACCGTTCCGGGTTTCGTTGGCGATCCGGTTGACGTCCTTCTGGGCCTGCCCGAAGCTGCCGAAGCTGGATGTCGCCAGCTTCAGTTGCGCCGACAGTTGCTTGGATTTGTCGGCCAACTGGATGTAGGCGTTGCCCGCGGCGGCGATCGAGGAAAGGCCGAGCGCGCCTGCGAGGCCACGCAACGACGTGCTGATCAGGGACGCGGCCTGCTCGATCTTTTTGGCGCGACGGCCGAACTGTTCGACTTCCTTGCCCGACCGTTTCAAGCCAGTTTCGAATTGCGCGGAATCGAGCCCCAACGTTACGCGGAGCGCGCCAATTACGGCTCGTGCCATTGCCCGTTCCCCAAAAGAAAAGGGCGGCCCGAAGACCGCCCTTATTAGATTTCGAGCTGTGTGCCCGCTATTCTCGGCATTTAAGGCCGACCTTCGCAGCCAGATCTGGAACGCAGCCATCCCTGACGGACGACCCTTCGCGGATCGCGGGCGGAGCTGACACCGATGTGGCCGTCTGCTCAGATGGCTGGAGCATGCTGGCAACGCCGCCGATCGCAACTATCGCCAGCAGAATTCCCCCGGCGATGGTTGCGCGCCTGGCTGCGCCGGGCGAAGGCGTCGGGGCAACCATTGGCGCGCCAGCGGGACGCATGGCGGCCAAATGATCGTTGATGGAAAGCAGCACTGCTGACGTGCCCACCATCATGACGGTGCCCGCAATTCCGAGCAGTCCGACCAGAAAGCCGACGCCGCTCGTCCCCATCAGAATGACAGCAGCAAGCAAGGCGATGATGAAAATGGCCACGATGGCCCAACGGAAAAGACCGACAATCGCTTGAATCATACGGCACCCCTTTCGGGGTACATTGATAGACCATCGGATCGCTTGCAACCCGATCATGCTTTAGGCGGTGCGGGCACCTTTCGGAACGTCAGGCCGATGCCGCTCTTTTCCATCTTGCGCAGCATCGTGACCATCTGGGCGTTCGAACGATATTTCGGCTGCGATTTCTCGCCCAAAGCATCGGACAGCGGGGGCATCCGTTTCGACCTGCCAAATGCCGCCTGATGCCACGCGACATACATATTCTCGCGGTGAGCAGCCTTCTCGCGCTGAATGTAGCCCCTGATAACCGATTGGATAATGCGGGGCGTCTGCCTCCAGAATGTGTCGGGATCAAACCCGGCTTCGCACCAGAGCTCTAGGAGTTTGAGCCAGTTCCAGCCGGTGTCGCGGCCTGATCCCGCTTTTGAGGGTCCGCAGATGGTGCCCCATCGGCTTCTGGCCACGCATGGCGCATGGACGCAGCGACGGCATCGCGTACGGTCGGGAGCCCCCATGCCAACACGCGGTCGCGAAAGCCTTCATAGGGCAGGGCGTACTGACGGAACAGCCCCGCCCACGCCAACGCGGATGTCATGCCGAGATGCGCGCCGTTTTCGAACAGGCCGACAATGGTGCTGATCGGCTTTCCCGTGACCTCCTCGGCCATCACCAGGGCGTCGGCATCCATGGTGATGGTGTATTCGACACCATCACCCTTCAAGATCGCCTCACCACGCATCGCGTTCGCCATTACTCACCAGCCTCTTCGGTGCGAGCGCCGGTGAACTGAAGCGCGACCTGACAGGTCATACGATCATCGATGGGAATGGTCGGCGTCCGGCTGAGGACGTTGACGAAGCCGCCGATGACCCAAGTTGCGCCCTCATTGTCGGCCGGAACCTCGATTTCGAATGCGCGGGAACCCGGATCCTGATGAGCCTCACTGATGAGGACGTCGGTCGGCTTGCCGGGCAGCCAATTGACCTGAAAGCTGCCCTGGCCGGACTCGATCAGCGTCTTGATATATTCGCGACGGCGCCCCGGGCTTTTGAAATGGGTGCTTTCGGTCGTGCCCCACTCCTCGGAGCCGGGTTCAAGGGCGATCAGTTCGCCCACTTCCGTTAGAACGCCCAGGCCATTCGCCAGCCGGAACGCCGAGCCAAAGCCCGTGATTGCTTCACTCTCGCCTGCCATTTTTCGCTCCTATGAAAGAGGTTTCCACCAAATTCGAAAATCCGCGCTGATGCGGAACACATTGCCTATTTCCGGCACCAACTCGGGCGGGATGTCGCGTTCGGCTTCGAGTGTGGCCCGTCCGAAACGGGTAGCGCCGATGCTCGCGGGCTGCTCCAGCACAGCCAGCACCGCGAGAAAGAGCGGTTTGATGTCCCGTGCCGCCAATCCCCAAAAATCGAAGCGGGTCATCGTGTCCTGAAGGTTTACGGCGCCATCGAAGGTATATTCACGGCCGGGGCTCAGCCGCTGGAGAGTGATTCCCGGCATCTGGGCTTTCTTAGGTCGCTCCAGCCACGAAATGCTGCCCGCTGTGATCGTTGGCGCGGCGGTCAGCCGGGTGACAAGGTCGATGTCCATCAGGGCTTCGCCTTCTTCGCCAGCCGGGCTGCGGTCTTCTCGATCTCAATTCCGAGCGACGTTCCGATGATGTCCAACGCGTTCATGCGCTCCGCTTCCCACGCCGGGCCCATGAACGGCTGTGCTGGCTCCTTATAGGTGCCGAATTCCTGTGTGATCGCCTGCGGCATCTGGCCGGGGCCGACATGGACCTCGACCGGCGCGACCAGTTTCCGGTCGCCGCGCTGCGATGGCGCGAGCGTGGGGCTGACATCGATGCTTTCTGACAGAGTGCCTTCGCGGACGGGTACCAACCGACGCGCGGCGCGGGCGATAGGCTCGCCGCCTTGGCGAAGGGACCGCATTACCGTGGCGCGGGCCGTGGCCTTCGGCATCTGACCGAGTGCAGCTTCCAGTTCCCGGAGGCCTTCGAGCTTGAATTTCTCGCCCATATCAGGCCGCCGCCCGAACTGCTGTGAGCCGCCGTCCGCCGTTGTCGAGATCGTGCGCCGCCGTGATGTTCCAGATGCCGCCGTCGAACGCGATGCGGTGGTCGATCACGCTGACGGCGCGGGTTTTACTGTTGCTCAGCACCTCGAACGATGCGCTTTGCGACCCGCCTTGCTGCGCCGCTTCGCGCTGCTCTGAGCCGGTGCCGTAATAGACGGCGGCATATTCGGGCGCGAACGGCGCCCACGTTTCCGTTTCACCGCCATATCCGTCCGGTTCGGTCGCCCGGGCCTCGATGACGATGCGCTTGTTGCGCGGGCTGGCCTTCATACCGTCCACCGCTTCAGGCTGCGACACAGGCGCTTCGCAGCGACCTCGACATCGCCCGCGAGGCCGCCCGCCTCCCGGTCGTTGAAAAAGCCAGCCACAAGGATGCGCATGGCGCGCAGGATGTTGGGCGAGAAAAGCTGAATGGCTTCGGGCGTGGCAAACCCGGCCGTCATGGTGACCGCGACGGTGCTGCCGGTTAGGATCCGGGGCCATGACCGCGCGACGATGCGCGCCGGGCGCCGGGCGATCTGCGCGAAATAATCCGTGTCGACCAGCGCCTGATCCGCGCCATCGGCATCCGTATAATCGACAGAATCAATCGAGACGATGGGCCAGGTCGAAAGCACATCGCCGAAGCCGGTGACCACCTCCGTCACCGCGCGCCGCGTGAGGATTAGGCCTGTATAGTCCTCGATCCAGCCGCGCGCGTCAGTGATGGCGGCGGTGATGACGCTATCCTCGTCGTCGGACAGGATGCGGAGCTGCGCCTTGGCGTCTTCAAGGCTGATTGGCTCGGCCATGCGCAGCTCCTACCGTTCAGTCCTTCGCCTGATCGGCGAGGTTCTTTTCGACAGCTTCACGGCCATCCAGCGACGGGTCGTTGAAGTCGATCCGGTTCTGGGCTTCGGTCGTATTGGCGCGGGGGTTCGCATCGACGGCCGGATGGTTGGAATCGACATCGGACACGACCTGGCGCGGTGCACCCGACGGGTCGAACTCGGTCACGGCGGCGATATTGGCGTTTTCGTCCGCAGCGTTCTGCTGCGCCGCCTCGATCGCGTCGATGACGCCGCTGCGGTTCTTATGTTCCTTCTCGGCGGCCAGCAGCGCGGACAGGTCGGTCAGGGAAAGGCCTTTGAGACCCTTGGCAACATCCTCGACTTTGCCGTCGAGCAACTTCAGATCGATCATAATTTCCTCCAAGGCTGATCGAAACGGCGCGCGATTGGCGTCGCTTCGATCAACCGGGCCAGCCGAAACTGGCCCGGAAGACTGCGAATTAAGGAACGGTGGGCGATGCCTGTATCTTCACCGCGCGCATCGGCTCGGGATTGTGGACCCCGCCGCCGACGCGCTTCGTGGTATAGAAGTGCACGAACGGCTTATTGGTGTAGGGATCGCGCAGGATGCGGATACCGATGCGGTCGACCACCAGATAGGTGGCCTCCATATCACCGAACAGCGCAGCGATATTCCCGGCCGCGACCAGCGGCATGTCGGGATATTCCACGACCGGCGCGCCAGCCAGCGTCTGCGGCTGACCCGACGCATAGCTGGGCTGCCAGAGATAGTTGCCCTGGCCGTCCTTAAGCTTGCGGGCCGTGCCGATTGACAGGCGGTTCATATGCCATTTGGCATTGGCCGCGAACTCGCTGGGCAAATCATACATGACGTCGAGAAGGCCGTCGCCGGTGAACGCCGCCGCTGCCTGCGAACCGAGCGCCTTGATAGCGCCATAGGGGTGACGGGCGGCATTGGCAGCGCCAGTGACATAGGTCAGCACGCCGTAAGGCTTGTTGACGCCATCGCCCGAAAGAAAGGCGATACCTTCCTGCCGGTTGAATTCGGTGTCAACTTCACTGCCCAGCCACTGCTCCAGGTCGACCGCCGAATCGTCCAGAAGCTGCTGGGTGATGGCGGGGTTGGCGTAAAGCTCGCCCGGCGTGAAATCGAGCGTGCCGATCTGCGGCGTCGCCGTAGCAGGCCGCGAGGCGGTTTCGCCGACCCAGCCAGAACCGACATTGCGATCGCCGAAGTACTTTTTGAACCCGGCGACGCTGATCGTGATGACGCGAGATTCCTGACGCATGGGGCTGATGCGCTTCAGCTTTTCGCCGATGGTGCGGTCCCATTCGATCGGAGCCAGATAGCCGCCGTCCGCGTCGGTGCCCTTGGACATGGCGGCCTGGAACTCGGCCGGGGCTTTGTCGCCCTTTCGCATGTGGGCCTTGAAGGCGGCGGTATATTCGGGATCGCCCTGAATATCGCCAATGACGGCACCATTGCCCAGCTTCGCAGCGGCCTGAATCTTCGCCTGATCATCGACTGCGGTCTGAAGCTCGGTCAGCGCAGCATTGATCTTTTCCAGTTGCTCAGCGGTGACGACATCGGCGATGCCCTTCTTCACCTCTTCGAGCTGGCGCGTGTGCGTTTCCTTGAACGCTTCGAAGCCACGGGCGAGGGCGTCGATGGTCGGCGGGGCCTCGGCGCGCACGGCGATGAGACCCCGGGCGCGCGGACCTGCGGTCCGCACGGTGTTCTGCATGAACATGGGTGGTTTTCCTTCTGGGGGGTTAGGCCGACATGGCCTGAAGAAGGCGGGCGAAGCCTGCCTCCGGTTCATCGCCAGCGTTTTGCGTGGCAGTGTTGGGTTCGGCAGCGCGGGGCGTACCGGTCCCGATCGCGCGATAGAGGTCACGGCGCGCAGCACGCGGCATGCCCTTCGTCGCGAGAAGCTTGTCGAGCGTGGCCTTGTCGCTCGGAAATTCATCCGCCTTGGCATAGACGGGCATCTGCGCCTCGCGCTGCATAACCTCGTCTGCAAAACCAGCGTCGACGGCGTCCTGCCCGCCTATGTAGGTCTCAGCCTTCATCATGGCGATCAGATCGTCGATGCTCTTACCGGTCCGTGCGGCGTAGGTTTCCGCCATGGCGTTATCGAGTTTGCGCAGGGTGGCGATGGCGTCTTCCATGTCGTCGGCGTTACCGAAGAACACGCCCTGCGCCTGATGAATCATGATCTCGGCGTTATGGGCGATGCTGACGGTGTCGCCCGCCATGGCGATGATCGACGCAGCCGACGCGGCGATGCCGAGCACCTGGACATTGACCGCCTTGGTATGACGTCGGAACAAATTGTAGATGGCGACGCCCTCGAAATAATTGCCGCCGGGCGAGTTGATTTCTGCGACGACGGGCTTGTCGCCGATCTGGCGCAGCGCAGCAGCAATGCGCGTTGCAGTCACGCCGTTGCCTTCCGAGTCAGCGCCGATCCGGTCGAAGATGGAAATCGTCGGCTGATCAGACGCCAAGGCCTTAATCTCGAAGTTGGCGAAGCCAGCATCGAGCGCCTGCGTTTCGAAGGTCCAGTCGCCATGCGCAGACAAATCGGGCATGATCGGCGGGCGCGCGGCGTAAACCGACCGCAGGGCGTTACGCTTCATCGTCATTTTCCTCTTTGGCGATCTCGGCTGCGGTCGTGCCCGCGCGCGGCAAACCCTCGCCGCCAGCGATCGGATTGCGATCCAAGTATTCGCGGGCTTCGTTGGGGGTCAGGAACGCAGAATTCGGGCCGATCGCAGCCTTCAGGAATTCGGCCTGCTCCTTCAACGAGCCGCGTAGCAGAGCGCCGTCGTTATATTTGGCGTACATCGTCTCCTGCTCGGCAGGCGTCAGCAGGCAGAGCCAAACGGCTTCTTCCCAAATGACGAACCATTGCAGCAGGCAATAAGTGACGAAAAACAGGCCGAGCTGCTGGATGCCACTGCCCCAGCTGGTTTCGTCGAACATCAGCAACGGGCGGGGCGCGCCGGTGAAGCGAGACACTTCCTCCGCCTCCTGCCGCCGCAGCTCCACTAGCATATTATCCTTGGCGGTCCCCGACAGGACCTTGGCTTTCAGGCCTTCTTCCAGAATCAGAAAGTCTTCGTCGGCATCGGACCCAGAGAACTCATCGCGTAGGCTTTCGCGCAGATTCTTGATCGCCTCTTCGCCGAGCGTCTGATCGGTTTCGAGGGCACCGCGGGCCATTGTCCCTTTATCGAGCACCCGGCCAGCCGCCTGCACCGCACGATGAGACAGGCCTAGCGTGTCGGCAGCGACGTCTAGCAACGAGACGCCAGTGATTCCGTCGAGCGAAATGGGGCCGCGAAAGTGGAAGACATCTTCCTTCGCCAAGGTGACCGGGCCGCCTTTCTCACGGTCGTAGCGGAAACTCAGATCGAAGGTGTCGGACAACACCGGGCGGACCCTGCGCCTCGGCAGCGGAATAAGCTGCCGCACCGCACCGCGCGATTTCACCTTGAGCGCGTAAGCATTTCCATCCAGCAGCGCGCAGGTCTGCATGTGGCTCTTGAACTGGCTGGCAGTCTGGAAGTCGTTCGGGCGCCGGTGCAGCACATTGAAAAGGGGATGATCCCTGGCCTTTTCGATCGTGCCGTCAGCCTTGCGCCGCATCAGGTGCAAAGGAAGCATGCCGATCGACCCAGCAATAAGCGAAAGCGCTCGGAAAAACGTGCTGTTGCGCAGAGCCATCTTCTCGTTGACCGCCACCCCAGCAACACTGGTGCGCCCACCTGAACCGCGCATCATCTCCAGCAGGCGCGGATCGCTCAAGTCATAGCTGTCATAGGCGACGATGGGGCCGGACAGGTTCGCGCGGGCGGCTATACGAGCCGGCGCATAGCTCCGGCGGCCCGCGGCGGCGCGGCGATAATCGTCGGGTGAGGCCATGCTTTATCTTCCTCCCCCAGCCCGCAAGACGCCGCGTGACGCATAGATCGACTTCTTTTTCGGCTCTTCCAGGGCGATCTGCCCCATCGCCATCACCAGGCCGACCATGCCGTCGATGCGACCTGTCGATTTGGCCTTGTTCAGCTTGCGGTCGCCCGCTGCGTTCTTTTCGACCACCGCGTTGGCGGCGCACATGGTCATGACCGGGTTGCCGCCATGCACGACCTGCTTATTCAGGAACGCGATCTCAGTGACGTCCATCGCGGGCGCCATGGACACATGCCCTTGGCCGAAAGGTTCGAACGGCAGCTTGATGCCCAGCTTGGACATCTGAGCCTCGAGCGTTTTGAAGCGATATCGGTCGAAACCGATCTTCGCGACGTCCAGCCCATTGCAGATTGCGCCGATCTTCGCGGCGACGAATTCATAATCGACAGCCACGCCGGGCGTGGTTTCGATCAGCCCCTGCTTGACCCAAAGATCATACGGGACACGATCGCGTTTCGCGTGATCCTCGACAGTCTTTTCCGGCTTCCAGAACCATGCCTTCACATGCCAGCGCCCGTCCGCGCCGCGCGCGATCAGGATGAAGGCGCAAAGGTCGGTCGTCTCCGCCAGGTCGAGCCCGCCATAGACAGGGCCGGTGATGAACGCCTGCTCATCGATCGGCCCGCCGCCCTCCGCCCAGACCATGGGAGAGATGAAGGGCGAGAAACGGTTGACGCGCTGGTTCAAATACAGGTTGCGGAACCCGTTTTCCGCGGACGGCATGCGCGCCGCCTTCTCGGCCGCTGCCAGCAATTCAACCTCAGAGCGGAACGTGCCTAGCGCTGGATTGGCCGCGCGGTGCGCTGCTGGGTCCAACACATCGCAATCAGGATCCGCAGCATAGACGTGACAGACGATCTTCGGATCGCCCGACCGCTTAGCATCGTCGATTTTTACCGACAGCATATCGGCGTCCGTCGGCGCCTGCGTCGAGATGATCAGGCGGAGCGCGTCGTCATATGCGCCCGATGCCGTCTCGATTGCCTCGACAAAATCATCCTGCGGGCCGCGCACCTGGCCGAGCTCGTCGAGAATGGCGAGGACGGGGGACAGGCCGTGGGCGGTGTGCCCGTCGGCGGCCAGCGCCCGATATTCGACATTCTTCGCCAAGCCGATCAGGCGTTTGCCCGACGGGACGATCCGCACCAGCTTCGACAGGTCAGGCGATTGCGCGACCATCTTCGACGCGAGGTTGAAGACGAGGGCGGCCTGATCGCGCGATCGGGCGCCGCTGACGATCTGACTGTTAAGCCGGGCCTCCGGGCCAGCTATATGAGCAAGTAGAATGGCGGCAATCAGGCCGGACTTGCCGTTCTTTCGGGCAATAGAAAGGATGCCCTCGGTCGTCCCGGCCGGATTGTCGTACACATCGAGAATGAAATGCTGCTGGAAGTCGTCGAGCCGCATGGGCTTTCCGACCAATTTCCCTTCAGGGACCAGGCAATATCTGTGGATGAACGCGATAACGCGCTCGCCGCGTGTCACTGGATGGTCGACGGCCTCGCCAAGAGGTCGTCCCCATCACCCTCCATCGGGTTATGACCCGCCTCAATCTCCTTCGCCTGCTCGCGCCGTTTGCTGACGTCGCGCTGCTCGCCATTCTTCGCTCGGTTATCGAGGCCGAGCGCACGGCGCAGGGTCACAATCCGCCGGGCCAGCTTGTCGCTCGCCTCGATCGTTTGCAGCAGCTTCGACACCGGCACATTGCCGCCCCGGTCCACGCCAAAGCCCGCGATCTTCTCAGCGTCCGCCATCGCACGCGCAAGGTTGGCGGCGACGGCCAAATCAGAATCAGTCCATTCGGACTTGGCGCGCTCGGAAATCACTGCATCCCAGAACGGCTGGTCGCCGCGCCGGATCTTCAAGTGCTTGGGGGGCGACAGGTCGCGGGCCGCCGCCGTCATCACGGCCACGGCGCCGGCCGCGCTGTCAACGCGCTGGCGACGGGTCATGGAGCAAATCCTGTATTAGCAATTGAAATCGAGGGGGCGCCGGTGTCCTGCCGAAGGGGGCTTAGACTTTTGACCCCGGGGGAGGGTCAGCGGACCTCGATGCGGATGGCGTGGTCGGCCAGCCAGCGGCCGACCCGCTCCTGACCGGTCTCGATGCCGTCACGATGGTCGGCCGACGCTCTGCCTCGGATCAGGCCCAACCTGCCCATCGTCGCGAGGATGATGGCCGCAGGCCAGAAGAACCACCGCTTGCGCAAACACAAGGTCACTTGCATTCGAGCCATGTCCTATCTCCGGTTCCAGGGATGCGACGGATCGACGGGCAAACCATCTGCATCGCATCCCATGGTGCATTGCTGGTCGAACTGCTCGGCCGTGACCTCGTGGTGGCACGGGTCGCAGAGGTTGCGCGTGTTGCTGTCTTCGTCACTGCCACCCAGCGCCAGCGGCTTGATGTGGTCAACGACGGTAGCGAACGTGGTGAAGCCCTTCTCCTCGCAGCGCTCACATAATCCATCGGTGCGAGCGAGGCGGCGCTTGCGCTGCGCCTGTCCGGCCCTGCCACGCAGACGCTCAATGCGCTCGCGCGGCCGGACCTTACTATTCGGCGGCCTGCTCGGCATCGGTGTGCGGGATCGGCAACTCGCGGAACGACAGGGACCGCGTGCTGCTCAGGCGGAACGTCTGCGAACTGTTCGGGCCCATGGTGCTGGTGGCCGCATGATAGACATGTCCGCCTTCCAGGTCATAGTCGTCGGTGGTCGTCACTTCGACCGGCCAGCTATGGGTGGTGATGGTGACGGTGGTGGTCATGGCTTTCTCCAACGAGAAAGGGCCGCCCAATGGGCGACCCTCTGAATGCGCAATTCGCGACACTGAAAAAATGCATAGCTAAACGCGTCACCCTGTCAAGCGGCAAGGCGCATGAACATGGCGAGATTATCAAGCGCCGTGCGTATCTTGCGCAGCGTGAGGGCGTATTGCTTCCCTCCATAGCGCGGCAGATCGTCATGGATCAGGAAGCGGTCCATGAACCCGCGCATATCCAGCGGCACCTGTGCCCGGCACTGCCGCATGAAGTCACGGGCACGGGCCTGTGCCTCCGTACGGGCCAGCCCATAGCTACATTCCCCGACGGTGGTTCGCTCGCCATAGGCTGCCGTCACGCTGGGCGACATGGCGGCGCGGGCGTGGGCATTGCGATACTGGTCGCCCGCGTACCACTGATGCCAACTGATCTGCCCGTTCTTGTGCAGGCGGTCCAGCATGGTCGATCGAAGACGGCGGACCCGGTTGATCGACTGCTCGGTCGGGTCGATCTCCGCTGCGTTGACGAACTCGCTGAGGTCGCCTTTTGCCAGACGCTCAGGCGTGGCGTCGATGTGCGGTGAGAGCGCGCGCGCAGCCCTCAGTTTCCGCGCCCTGATCTTGTTTCTGCGTGCCATGCCCCGAATGCTCCGTTCTCTACTTGTTCTCTACCGATGTTCTGCACCAAGCGCCATCAGGCGCGTCCACCAGCCAATCGACTGGCCAACTGCCCGATCGACGCTTGCACCGGCTTGCCGCGCCGCGCGGGCCGCCGCTCATCCGCCAGCAGCCTTGCCCGTTCCTGATCGAATTCCGCCTGACTGATCTCGCCAGCCTGGAGCCGCTGGAACAGCGCGCCGCCCGACGGCAGCGGCTTGGGCTTGTCGCCCTTCGGCTTCGCGGTGGACGGTCCCTTCGCCTTCGCCACCGCCTGACGGATCGGCCCGTCCAGATACCGGAAGCTGCGGATCGGCTGGGATTGCGCAGCGCAGGCCCGGCTTGCGGCGACCGTCATCATCACGACGGTCGCGCCCAGGGCGAGCCAGTCGCGGAC